AAATTAGTTTATCAATTGCTTTGGACGGAGAACCAATTGCGAGTTCAACTATGATAGTAACTCCAACAGTCGTTGAGAGTTTATTTAATGTTTCTTCGAGTGCAAATATTGTACTTCCCGAAGGAGACAATGTAATCATAGCGGTTGAAAATACCTCTGATCAACCTGTTACTGTTCAGAATGCCAATCTGATTGTAACAAGAACATTATAGGAGGTGTTGTATGGAAGAACTTAAAACTATGAAACAGCAGTTTATTTCTGCCGTACAAGGAGAACTTGCTAGGGGAATAAATAAAGTTGATGCTCATGAAATGGGCGAAGTTGTTGATATGATAAAAGATCTGAGTGAGGCTATATATTATTGTTCTGTTACAGATGCAATGGATAAGAGTTCTCAAGAAGATAAAGAATATTATACCGAAAAATATCTTCCAAGCAAATATTATACTCCCTATCCTCGCTATTATGATGAGCGTGATAGAGATATGGAAATGTATAGCGGAAGAATGTATTTTACCGAACCTAAAGCAAATGTTTCCGTAAGAGGCAACTATTCTAACGGAATGAGTCGTATGTCTCGTGATATGCGTGAAGGTCGTAGTCCTATGTCTCGTAAAATGTTTATGGAAACTAAAGAGAGTGGTTCGGGTGATGGTTCTATGAAAGAGCTTGAGCACTATATGAAAGATTTGTCTGAGGATATTGTAGAAATGATTGAAGATCTTAGCGAAGAGCAACGTGTTATAGTTAAACAGAAGCTTGCTTCTTTAGCAAATAAAATCGCTTAATGTTTACTATTAATGGCGAGACTTGGTGCATTGAATTTGTACCGTCTAATTCTGAAATACTTCGCAGAAGTAATGGAGAATATACTCTTGGTGCTACTGTTGACCAATATAAAACCGTGTTTTTAGCCGATACTTTGTATGGAGAAAAACTAAGGAAAGTATTATGTCATGAGTTGTGCCATTGTTTAATATTCTCTATGAATCTATATTTCGACTCATATCAAGAAGAACGTTTAGCAGATTTTATTGCTACTTACGCTAGAGATATTATAAATATATCAGATGAAATATATAAACGTATTGAGAGCACTCAGTAGTGGGTGCTCTCTTTTTGTGGGTAAAGGTTTAAGTAAGTTCGATTCTTACTACCCGCTTTTATGATTAATGATAAAAAGGAAAAGGTGAATTTATGGCTAGATTAAAACAGGCATTAACTCCTGAAGAAGTTCAAAAGGTTGGAGTTGCTGCCGTTCGCAAATCGTATAATGAATTAGCTAAAGATTATAATCGTATTCTCGATGGAGATTTATATTATTGTCATTGTTGTAATGAGTTTCATCCTCAAGATTCTTTTTACAGTGATAAAAGATATGCGAGTGGATTATTCCCGGAATGTAAAAAATCTTTATTATTAGAAGCTACAGATTATGATAAAAAAACTAATACATATACGGATAATAAAGAAAAAACAATAAAAGTATTTCAAAAAATGGATTTACCATTTATTGAGTCATTGTATAATTCGGCTCTTACTTCTGCACAAATGGATGCAGGAGAAAAGAATCGTCAAACGGCTTATCAACATTTAATCACTATGGTTAAAAGTTTACCACAATATAAAACTATGAATTTTGAAAATAGTGAGTTTAGTGATGATGAAGTTGTTACTAATGCATCTACAAGGACTGCAAGAAAAGAAATAAAGAAAATATTTGGAGCAGGATTTACTGAAGCTGATTATGTGTTTCTTCAAGATCAATATGACGATTGGAGGGCAAGAACTCAAGTAGACAGTAAATCCCAAGAGACATATGTAATGCAGATATGTCTTCAGTTATTAGATATTGATAAAGATAGAAAAGCTGGTAGAGATGTCACTAATAAACTAAAGGCACTTGACCAGTTAATGAATGCCGCAAATCTTCAGCCTAAACAGAATGTTTCTAATTCTGCAACTGATAGTTTAACCTTTGGTCAACTGATTGAAAAATGGGAAATGGAAAAGCCAATTCCCGAACCTTCAGAAGAATTTAAAGATGTTGACGGAATAGGGAAATATATAAGGGTTTGGTTTACTGGATGGTTAAGCAAAGCTTTAAATCTAAAAGCAAATGTTTACACTGAAGAATTTGATAATGAGATAAAAAATTACACCGTTAATAAACCAGATGCTTCAGAAGAAACAACATCTGATGAAATATATACTGCTCTCTTTGGCAAAGAGGATGGTGATTCGTAATGGGTAAAAATAAAAATCTTTCAGATAAAGAAATAGAACGTGATCGAACTGAAACAATTATGAATATAATTGCGGAACGTTGTTCTTATTATCGTGCAAATCCTCAAAGATTTGTTGAAGAGTTTTTAGGAATAAAACTAAAATTATTTCAAAAGATAATAATATGGGCAATGATGGTTTGTGATGCGTTTTATTTCGTAGCAACTAGAGGTATTGGTCGTTAATACAATTATTTCGGCTTCTTATATTTTAAATATGAAATCGAAATTAAAAAACGTATTTTAGAACAGCCAGCTTAATCAGTAATGATTATGAATAAATAGTGCGGAATTAAGCGTGAAGGTCTTTCAATTAATATGAGATAACACGAACCGAAGGCTATGCTAAGTATAGTCAGGGGCAACGCATAGATGGTGAAAAGATATAATCCGTCCACGAGTCCGCACCATCCTATTAGGATGAAAATGTATGCTGAACCACGTTCAATGATAAAGGCGTGGAACTAAAGGATAAAAAGCCTTTAGGATAACACAATTGAAAACTTATCTAGTTGCTTTGTTTTCGGTAGTTAGGTGTATTTTATATCCCGGAAGCAAAATAGTTGCGGCTTCATATACGTTTAAACAAGGTAAAGAAATCGTATTAAAAATTACTGACGATTTTATGCATAAGTCTGCCTTATTAAGAAATGAAATATCTAAGGTCAGTACTGGACAAAATGATTGTTCTATATATTTTAAAAATGGATCGTTTATTAAAGTAGTTGTTGCTGGTGAAGGTTCTAGAGGTGCTCGTTCTAATATATTAATTATAGATGAAGCAAGATTGGTTCCTCAAAAAATAGTTGATACTATTTTAAGACCGTTTAATGCGGCTCCAAGACATCCTGGGTATTTAAACAAACCAGAGTATGCACATTTACAGGAAATGAATAAGGAGATGTATTTATCTTCTGCTTATTATGCTGCTTCTGAAATGTATGAAAAAGTAAAGTCATATACGTCAAATATGTTAGATCCAAATCTTAATTATTTTATTTGTGATTTGCCATATCAACTTTCAATTAAAGAAGGCTTACTAATGAAGCAACAAATTATTAATGAAATGTCAGAGGCGACATTTTCAGATATAACTTTTGCAATGGAGCGAGAAGGATTATTTTGGGGAACGTCTTCTGATGCTTTGTTTGATTTCAAAGTGCTTAATAAACAAAGAGTGCTTGAAAACTCTTTATTTGATTTAGATTATTATAGAAATAATTTATTAAAGATGACCGAAAAACAAAAAGATGAAATTAGAATATTGTCACTTGATATAGCTTTATTGGCAAGTAAAAAACATGATAACGATGCAAGTTGTTTTATGATTCATTCTGCTATTCCTACTCCGTCTCATAATTATATGGACAATATAATTTATATAGATACTAAAGAGGGATTAAATACTGAAGAATTAGGATTGCTTACAATGCGAAATTTCTATCAGTATGAATGTGATTATATTGCTATAGATGCTAATGGTATAGGACAATCAATTCTTGATTATTGTATGGGCGGCGATAGATTCGATCCGTTATATGGTGTTACTTATGGTTGTTTAGATTGTATTGATAATCCAGAGTTATCAGAAAGGTGTAAAGTAAAAGGTTCACCTAAAGTTATATATGCTATTAAAGCAAATGCAAAATCTAATAATGATATGCTTATAGCATTGAGAGCTGGATTTAATAATGGATACGTTAATCTTTTAGTTGATTCTACTATGATAGAAAATAAACTTTCAAAAATTAGAGGATACAAATCTTTAAATGAAGAACAACAAGAAAAAATGAAATTGCCATATATACAAACGTCATTTTTAATAAACGAAATTATTAATCTTATCCATGATACTTCTAATGGTCTTATTAAAGTTAGAGAAAGATCTGGAATGAGAAAGGATAGATATTCTTCTCTTGAATATGGATATTATGTTGTTCAAGAATTAAGTAAAAAACTTAAACCTAAAACAACAGATTCAAATTTATTAGATATATTAATTACACGTCCTGCTCAAAGAAGAGTAGGATTTTTTAGATAAAGGAGGAAGTGCCGGATGGCAGAGAATGTACAAAGTGCAACTGGCACTATGACGGTAGCAGAAATGAAAGAAATGTTTGCTAC